GGCTGGATGGCCGAGCGCATCCATCGGGATGTTGGCGAAGCTCTCGCGCGCCGGGAGAAAGATGCTGACGAGGGTGACCAATGAGCGCGTGGGAAGCCCCCGGCGCAACAGACGATTGGTATACCCCAAAGTATATCTTTGACGCCTTGGGCGTAGCTTTTGACCTCGACGTTGCAGCCCCACTGGAAGGGCCACAACACGTACCCTGCAAAGGATGGATCAGCTCGGACAGCCTGACCGCGCAATGGCAAGGTTTTGTTTGGATGAACCCGCCCTTTGGGGGGCGCAACGGGCTTTCGCCGTGGCTAGACAAGTTCTTCCTGCACGGTAACGGGATCGCACTGACGCCCGACCGCACAAGCGCCCCGTGGTGGCAAGACGCCGCCAAGAGAGCCAAAGGGATGATGTTGGTGCTGGGCAAGCCAAAGTTCGAGCGGCCCGACGGCTCTGTCGGCAAGTCCCCCGGCCATGGCATAACGCTGTGGGCTGCGGGGAGGCGCGCTGATCTAATCTTGTCGAAGCGTGCAAGCGCCCTCGGCAGCTACTGGAGAAAGGTGCCGTGATGCGACTTTTCCTAGATGTCGAGGTCTACAAAAACTACTTCTTGGCCATGCTTATGAACGAGCATGGCCAAACGAGGTATCTCGAGATATTTGAAGACGAGATTGAGGGTTTGAGTCCTGACGAAATTTTGCAGGTTATCTCGCACGAAGACGCTGAATTGGTGACGTTCAACGGTAACAGTTTTGATATTCCAATTCTCAGCTACGCCCTCTTAACCCTCAACACACGGATGATAAAACGGGCCAGCGACTCCATCATTGAGCGTAACATAAAACCTTGGCACTTCTACAGGGACAAGGGTATCCGAGAGCCGCAGCTTAACCACATCGACCTGATCGACGTGGCTCCGGGTATGGTCAGCCTAAAGATATACGGCGGCCGACTGCACAGCCCCAAACTTCAAGACCTGCCGATTGAGCCTTCTGCTCTGATTCTTCCAGAGCAGGTGCCCTTGATGCGAAAGTATTGTCGCAACGATTTGCGTGTAACCCAGATGCTTTCCGAAGATCTTCGGGAGCAGATTGATCTGCGGCGGACCATGAGTAAGACCTACGGCGTAGACCTGCGTTCAAAGTCTGACGCCCAAATTGCCGAGGCGGTTCTCAAGGCAGAGTACGCACGTCTGACTGGCGCCTTGCCATCAAAAACAACACTCACCGGCAGCAGCTTCTTTTATGATCCGCCGACATATGTTCGCTTCTCCAGTACCGCGTTGAAGCATGTTCTGGAGACAGTGCGAAACGCGGAGATGGTCATCGACAGCAAGACTGGCCATGTAAAGATGCCGAAAGCCATCGACGCTCTGAAGATCGAGATCGGCGGAAGTCGGTACAAGATCGGCATTGGTGGCCTGCACAGCCAAGAGTCGGAGGTCGCGCACTTCTCAGATAAAGATGTCGTGCTGATCGAACGTGACGTTGAAAGCTACTACCCCCGAATGATGCTGAACATGGGCATGGAACCGGGAGGGTTTGGTCGTTACTTCAACCCTGTTTATGGCGGCATCCTTGAAGAACGTCTCGCTGCAAAACATGCGGGTGACATGGTAAAGTCGGACTCTCTGAAGATTGTTCTCAACGGCACCTTTGGTAAGACATCCAGCCGTTATAGCACGCTTTACTCTCCAGACTTTATGATCCGTACCACCATCACAGGGCAGCTGACCATTCTAATGTTGATCGAGGCTCTCGAAAGCTGGGGAATACCTGTGATCTCGGCGAACACCGACGGTATCGTGATAAAGTGTCCGCGCCGCGAGCTGCACGTTCTGGAGACCATCATACGCCGATGGGAAAAGCACACGGGCTTGAAGACCGAGGAGAGCGTTTACAAGGCCCTCTACTCCCGTGACGTGAACAACTATATTGCTGTAAAAGAGAACGGGAAGGTCAAAGCCAAGGGTGTTTACGGCACACCGTCGATCAGAAAGAATCCGCAGAATGCCATATGTGCCGATGCGGTTATCGCTTATCTGACGCAGGGTAAATCTATCAGAGACACGGTCTTCTCGTGCACAGACATCACGAAGTTCATCACACTCCGCACAGTTACAGGCGGTGCTGTGAAGGATGGGGAACGTCTCGGAAAGGCAATCAGGTGGTGCTATTCCACGCAAGAGCGCGGCTCCATCCACTATGTCACAAACGGGAACACGGTCCCACGTTCAGAGGGGGCGCGACCTTTAATGGACCTGCCCGAACAGTTCCCCGCAGACTTGGATCACGAGTGGTACGTTCGTGAATGTGAAGAGATGTTGATGTCTCTGGGGGTCAAGGAGCGCCCCTTCGTCGAGAAGCTGCCGCGCAAGAACAGCACGGCGTGGAAAACGCTGCGCGATAATGGAAAAATAACCGAGAACCACAAAGGAGAATGGACTTGGGCAATATGGACAAACTACCAGCATGGTCGTTCAGCAGCCTCAAAGGCTTTCTGACATGCGCCAAACAATACTATCACACTCGCGTCACCAAGGAGTACACGAGTGCTCCGACCGCGGCGACAGCCTATGGCGAGGAGTTCCACACCGCATGCGAGAAGTACGTGCGAGACGACACCGAGCTCGAGGGCCGGTTCGTCCACGTGAAGCCAGTGCTGGACGCGCTGAAGAATATCAAGGGTGAGCGGCTGTGTGAACTCAAGATGGCCTTGAACACCAAGCTGGAGAGCTGCACCTTCTTCGCCAAGGACTGCTTTGTGCGGGGCATTGGTGACCTTATCATCTTGCAGCGTGAGAAGGGCGTGGCTTTCTACGTGGACTACAAGACTGGCAAGTCCAGCCGGTACGCAGACACTGGGCAGCTGGAGCTCATGGCGATCATGATCTTCGCCTTGTACCCTGAGATCAAGGAAGTGCGCGGGGCCCTGCTCTTTGTGGTCCCGAACCAGATGATAAAGGCCACCTACCACAGGCGCGATCGCAAGCAGATGTGGGCGGGGTGGCTGGCCAAATACTCCAAGCTGCTTGGAGCGTTCGAGACCGGCGTATGGAACCCGAGCCCCTCGGGCCTATGCCGCAACTATTGCCCTGTAACGGAGTGCCCCCACCATGGCCAATGAACCTGCTCACTCTGCGCGTATCCCGTGGTATAAGTGGCGACCGAAGCGCTAAAGGAGGCCACCATGCCGTACACGAAGTCGCCACGACCCTACAAACGCGAATACGAACTGCAGCAGTCGCGCGGCGAGCACGAGGGTCGCATGGAGCGGCAGCGTGCTCGCCGCGCGCTAGACAAGAAAGGCGTCTCCCGCAAGGGCAAGGATGTCAGCCACAAGAAGGCCATCGCCAAGGGCGGCAAGAACTCTGATGGCTACACGCTCGAGGCACCGTCGAAGAACCGGGCCCGCAACGGGCACAAGAAGGGCGAGAAGCCCTAACCACTGGAGAAACCATGCAGATCATCGACAACAAAGCCTTGCTCTTGCGAGTCAAGGAGCCTGCCCACATCATGGCGGCGGTGGACAAAGCCCACCTCTTGGGGGAGCACGAGGTGCTGGTGCGGTGGGACCTGCCCACAGTGCAGCGCTTGATCGCCATGAACATAAAGGTCCCCTCTCCTATCGAGGGTCGCTATCAGTGGACCGGCTTGCACAAGCCTATGGCTCACCAGAAGAAGACCGCAGCCTTTCTCACGCTGCACAAGAAGGCGTTCTGCTTTTCCGAGGCAGGTTCAGGCAAGACAGCCAGCACCATATGGGCCGCGGACTTCCTGATGAAAACCAAACGCATCCGCCGGGTGCTGGTGATCTGTCCAGTGTCAATCATGGACGTGGCATGGAAGGGCGACCTCTTTAGCTTCGCCATGCACCGCACGGTGAGCATCGCCCACGGCACCCCCGTCAAGCGCAAGAAGATTCTCGCCGAGGGCGCGGAGTTCGTCATCATCAACTACGACGGCGTGGAGATTGTGAAAGACGAGATCATCAACGGCGGCTTCGATCTGATAATCGTGGACGAGGCCACGTCCTACAAGAACGCCCAGAGCAAGCGGTGGAAGACGCTCAACGCGATCTTGAAGGCGTGCCCCGACACGTGGCTGTGGCTGATGACTGGCACACCTGCCGCGCAGGGCCCAGAGGACGCCTACGGCTTGGCGAAGCTCGTGAACCCCGCCGGGGTGCCCCGCACGTTCAGCTCCTTCAAGGACATGGTGATGATTAAGATCACCCAGTTCAAGTGGGTGCCCCGAAAAGAGTCGTCCCAGATCGTGCACAAAGCCCTGCAGCCGGCCATCCGCTTCACCAAGGAAGAGTGCATGGACCTACCAGATATGGTGTACGTCAAACGTGCTGTGGAGCTCACCAAGCAGCAGAAAACCTACTACGAGAAGTTGCGCAAGAACCTCCTGCTGGAGACCTCGGGGTCTGTCGTGTCCGCGGTGAACGCTGCGGTGGGCATGAATAAATTAGTCCAAATTAGTTGCGGCGCCGTGTACGACGACGACGGCAACGTGTTGGAGTTCGACATCGGGAACCGGTACACAGTGCTCAAGGAAGTCATCGCCGAGGCGTCAAAGAAGGTTCTGGTGTTCGTGCCGTACACGCATATCACCGACATCTTGGCAGAGAAGATGCGGGCTGACGGCTACTCCGTGGACCTCATCCGGGGCGATGTGCCCGTGAGCAAGCGCACCGAGATTTTCCAGCGGTTCCAACGTGAAGCAGACCCGCAGGTCTTGCTGATCCAGCCGCAGGCGGCGGCGCATGGCGTGACCCTGACAGCGGCGAACGTCGTGGTCTGGTGGGGGCCGACCTCGTCCTTGGAGATATATGCACAGGCCAACGCCCGGGTACACCGGTCTGGCCAGACAGATAAGTGCACGGTGGTGCAGCTGCAGGGATCACCTGTGGAGCGCCACCTGTACAGCATGCTGGACACCCGCGAAGGTGACCACATGAAACTCACGACCCTCTACAAGGAAATACTTGACTAAGTAACCGCGCACTATTAGATAAGCGCTATAACCACTGGAGAACAGCTAATGACAACCGAGAACACAGAGTCGGCAATGGTGGGTAAGATGACCAAAGCCTACATCCGCATCCGCGACGCGAAGGCGAAGCTGAAGCTGGAGTACGAAACCGAGGACAAGAAGTTCACTGAGCAGATGGACACCATCAAGCGGGCGCTGTTGGACCACTGCAAGGAGCATGGCGTGGACTCTGTCCGCACGGCCAGCGGCTTGTTCTACCGCTCCATGAAGACCCGTTACTGGACGGGCGATTGGCAGGCTATGCATGCCTTCATCATGGAGCACGGCCTGCCTGAGTTCCTCGAGAAGCGCTTGAACCAGACGGCGGTTAAGGCGTACATTGAGGAAAACCCTGAAATCACGCTCCCGGCGTTGAACGTCGATTCGGAGTATTCCATTTCTGTGAGGAAAGCATGACACCGAACCCTACCCCCTATGTGACACTGGAGGATGCTGCAAAGCATTTTCTGGTGTCCGTTTCCACCTTCCGCAACTGGGTGCGGGTGGGCACAGTTCCCAAGGATGCGTACATCCGACTGGGCTCCGTGTACCGCTTTGACCTGCCTGCGGTCGTCGCGGCCCTGCAGTCTCACGCTGACGCTGCACAACAAAAACCTACAACCTCTGGAGACAACAATGAGTGATGCAATGACCCTTTTCGGTGGCACCGGAAATTCAATGGTGACCAGCGACCTGTTCAAGTCCCTGCTGGATACGAACAAAACCCTTGCGGGCAACCCTATTGGCGTCCCGCGTATCAGTATCAAAGGTGGGCGCTTCCGCGAGATCATCGGTGGCGAGCAAGTGCGCGTGTTCAAAGGCGGCCAGATCAACCTTATCATCGCGAACGCAGCGCCTCTGGCGCGCACCTATTATGAAGGCGCGTATGACCCGAACAACTCAGCAGCGCCCACCTGCTGGTCTTCTGATACCCGGGTGCCAAGCCCAGACGTGCCTGAAGACCAGAAGATGTCTGCCAGTTGCACGGACTGCCCGATGAACATCAAGGGTTCCGGCACAGGTGACACGCGCGCGTGCCGCTTCAGCCAGCGCCTTGCCGTGGTGCTGGAGGGCGACCCAGAGAACACTGTGTACCAGATGCAGCTACCTGCCACGTCGATCTTCGGCGAGGCGAACAAGGGCATGATGGGCATGCAGGCCTATGCCAAGCTGCTGGGGGCCCACAGTACGCCGATCACTGCTATCGTGACCGAGGTGTCCTTCGACGAAGACACAGAGACGCCGAAGCTGTACTTCAAGCCTGTCCGCCCACTGGATGAGGACGAGCTCCGCGCTGCTGTGGACGCACGGGACAGCGATGCGGCGAAGGCCGCACTGACGATGACTGTGTCCCAAGACGACGGCGTCAAGCCTAAGTCGTCGGACCCCGCCCCGAAGGCGAAGCCGAAGCCGAAACCACGTGTTAAGCCCGTTGAGGACGAAGAGGGCGAAGACCCTGCGCCAAAGCCCAAGCCGAAGCCTGCTCCGGTCGAAGAAGAGGACGAAGAGCCCGCGCCAAAGCCCAAGCCGAAGCCCAAGCCTGCTCCGGTCGAAGACGAGGACGAAGATGCGCCCATCAAGCGCACGACCAAGCCTGCGGCTGTTGCGGAGACCAAGACGGATCTGGCCAGCATCATTGGGCAGTGGGATGACGATGACGACGAATAAGGTCGCGGGTCACTGAAACAAAGCTCGCCGAGGGGGTAGAGGCACCAGCCTTGGCGAGCATCATCCAAAGAGTGGCGGCTATGGAAACAACAGACTTCGTAAGGCGTGTCACGGGGGACGCCGGGTACTACAGCATCCTCGCACTAGGGCCCGACAAGGGCAAACGCACCCAGAAATTCTACGACACCCCAGAGGCCGCTATCCATGCGGCCTTAAACTTCGATAGCAACGAGCGTGATGCCTATTTCGCGCTGGGGCGCTTCGCTACAGCAGACAGCCGTGAGGCGGGCAACGTCACTTCGATGGGGTCTTTCTTTCTCGATCTGGACTGCGGGGCGGGCAAGGACTACCCCAACCAAGGAGAAGCACTGCTGTCTCTGCGCGGCTTCGTCAAGAAGCTGAAATTGCCAAAACCGATCATCGTAAACTCGGGCCGGGGCCTGCATGTCTACTGGCCGCTCACTTCTGCGGTGCCCTATGCAAGCTGGCTGCCTGTGGCGACACGGTTCAAGTCGGTCTGCAAGACACTAGGCTTTCGCTGCGATACCACGGCAACTGCAGATGCTGCACGGGTGCTGCGCATGCCGGGCACCCGCAACTACAAGGACACCCCGCCGAACCCGGTCACGATACTGGCCAACGGGGATCATGAGGCAACATCTCTTGAGCTGTTCAATGCGTGCATAGCGCCCCACGCAGCGGTTTCGGCACCAGCAGGCCTGTTTGCAGACCCTACCGTGAAGGTTTCAGCTGCGGCCACTGCCGTGGTAGGCACCAGCGCTGTCATGGATGCCCTGCGGGGCAACATAGAAGCATCGTTCAAGAAGATCGCCCGCCGTACCGCTGCAGGCACCGGCTGCGCACAGATAGGGGCCATGCTGTCAGACCCGACAACTGTGCCAGAACCATTGTGGCGCGCCGGGCTGTCCATTGCGGCGCACTGCGCCGAGCCGCAGGCCATCCATTGGCTATCTGCTGGACACCCGGATTACGATGCTGACGACACTGCGCACAAGGCCTCGCACATCAAGGGCCCTTATCTCTGTGTGCGGTTTGACGAGCTGAACCCCGGCGGCTGCGAAGGCTGCCCGCACTGGGGAAAGGTCAAGTCCCCGATCGTTCTGGGGAACTCCCTGATCCAGACCGAGGGCCCTGTGGAAGTGTTAGAGGCTCCAGAAGGTGCGAAGCTGGTCGTAGAAGTCCGCGGCGACGGTAAGATGGTGCTCCCTCCTCTGCCGTACCCCTACAAGCGTGGTATCGGGGGCGGAGTATACCTAGAGACCAAGGACGCCGAAGGGGTGGTGGACTCAAAGCTGGTCTGGCTCCACGACATCTACGTGCTCCGGCGGCTGGTTGATCCCGAGCAAGGCGAGGTTATCGAGATGCGGTATCATCTGCCCCAAGACAAGGCCCGCACGTTCGTTGTGCCCCTCTACGCAGTCACCTCGAAAGAGGAATTTCGACGCGCCCTCGCTATGCAGGGTGTGGCGGCTATCAACAAAGAAGTGGACGCGCTTATGCAGTACACACAAACATGGGTGAGAGAATTGCAATATAGATCGCAAGCAGACAATGCACACCGCCAGTTTGGCTGGGTCGGCGAGTTCAACGGGTTCGTGCTGGGTGAGCAAGTCATCCAAAGCGACCGTATCGAGCACAATGCACCAGCAGCAGGCACACGGGGGCTGACTGAGTTCTTCACCCCTAAAGGCACCTTGGAGGGCTGGAAGGAGACAATGGCCTTCTACAATCGGCCCGGCTTCGAGCTGCACCAGCTCGTGGTCTGCGCGGGGTTCGGCTCGGCTCTGATGAAGTTCCTGCCGGAAAGCGCTGCCCTGATCCACCTGTGGTCCAAAGATTCCGGGTTCGGCAAAACCACAGCGAAGCTCGCAGCGCTGTCTATCTGGGGCAACCCGAAGAAGCTGATCCTCGACGAGCGGGACACCCACAACTCTCGCATGAACCGGGCTGACGTGATGCACAGCATCCCTGTGTGCATGGACGAGGTGACCAACATCCGCCCCGACCACGCATCAGACCTCATCTATCAGGTGACCGGGGGCCAGCAGCGCAACAGGATGTCGTCCAGCGGCAACTCGGAGCGCTTCCGTGGTGACCCTTGGAACCTGCTGTTTATCACATCTGGCAACGCCAGCCTGATCGACAAGGTGGCCAGCGCCAAGGCCATGCCGAAAGCAGAAGCCCAGCGGGTCCTCGAGATTGAGGTCGGCCGGCTGTTCTCGCAGAAGTCGGACAAGGAGGACACCGACAAGTTCAGTCGGGACCTGCTCCTGCACTACGGTCATGCAGGCGTGCCTTTCGTTCAGTACGTCCTCCAGAACCTGCAGGAGGTCCAGATACTGGTGCAGACTGTCCAGCGCCAGATCGACACCACAGCGAACTTGGGGCCAGAGAACCGCTTCTGGTCGTCCGCCATGGCGGCATCTATCGCCGCGGCCGTGATCTGCAACCACCTTGGTCTGCTACAGTACAACGTCAAGACGCTCCGCGATTACGTCATCGCCAAGGTGCTGCGCCCGAACCAGCAGGCGAGCGGGGAACTCACGATTGACGCAGTGGCGCTGGTCAACGAGTACGTCTACGAGAACTGGGGCCGCATCCTGCAGATCAAATCGACCATAGACCTTCGGGCCCGGGGCACATCGACCACGATGGAGCACATGGCGGTGCCAGAGCAGATGCCCCGCAGCACAGACTTTGCGGGGCGGTACGAGACAGACCTCAAGCAGTTGTACCTGTTGATCCGTCCGTTCAAGGAGTGGTTGTCCGAGCAGCAGATCAACTATGCATCGGTGCAAGATGAGCTGACGAAGAAGGTCAAGGCTGAGAAAGTCCGCGTGCGGCTGTCCAAAGGCACCTCGATGAGCCTGCCCCCGGTGGACGTGCTGAAGATCCCCATGCATTTTGAGGCACCTCATGACAGTTCGGACCCTACTTGACCTATGCCCGGACGGGCTTCGCATCGTGGTCCCGTGGAAGGAGCTCTATCCCGGGATGTCAGTGTTCGTGCCCTGCATAAACGCCCAAGCCTGCCAGAAGCAGGCCGAGGTCATAGCGAGAAAACTGGAGATCCGTATCGCCTGTCGGCGGGCCTTCAAAGACAACATTTTGGGGTTGCGTATATGGCGAACCCCATGATATAGTTACCTTGACAGAACAGAGCCACCTGCTTCCTGTCGTACCTCCCAAGGTTGTTCCTAGCCTACTGCCCCCGCTCCGGCGGGGGCTTTTTTCATCCCTGATAGTCCTTGAACCGGGCCCGCACCTCATCCACCAATCTGGCGTCGAACGACACCCCGTTGTAGGTCCGCTTGTCGGTGTTCGCCCGGCTCTTCATAGAGCTCCGAAGGAAATCGCGGTCTATCCCCGTGTATGGGTGATCCGCGTTGAAGTCCTTTATGTCCGCGATAATGTCCTTCATGGCCTCGGAGTTGCCTTCCTTCTGCGCCATTGCATAGCGATCAGCTAGCTTGGACTTGCGCTTATTGATACCCAGATCCAGCCTTTTTCGTGCAGAGTTGACCTCTTGCACCGCGATGATTTCCGCCGGGGCGAAGCCGAGGGCCTGCGCAAGAACGTGGCCGGGGTGTATCTCCTCGACAATAGTGTCCCCGGAGCGCGTCACGGAACCGTCAGCCGCATACCGGCCAGCCTTCAGGAAGTAACGGACCGCCGCAGGAGACGCCGACTCGATGCCCCGTTGCCATTGGCCAGCAGCCATGTCTTT